TCTTTGAGTTTCTTGAGTTTCTCTTGCATTGCCATCAAGTCTTTAGACATATCGGCAACTGTTTTTATGAGTTGTCCTGCCACTTCATACGCTCTAGGATGCTCTCCTTCTTTCGCTAGTGCCAGTATGCCATCTATCGCATCATTACCCTTATCTAGCATTTTATAGAGGTTTTCACGACCCTTGTCAAAGTCGACCTCAGCGTCTTTATCTTCTGGAACAATTAAATCTGTTTTTTCTTCTACTACTGCAACATCAAGTATCTCTGGTACAATATTTAGAACTTCGTTTAGTTTATCGTCAATAGAACTCATATTAAAACCCTTTTATTATTTAAACATCATTACCTGTTTCTTCATCATAGTTCAAACCATCATCAAAGAAATCTAATGTGTCTGTATATGTATATGTATCGTCTTTGTCAGCACTTGTTGGATTAGGTGTAACTGTAACTCTTTCACTTCGAGAAGGACTTTTATCTGATGTATTAGTATATAAATCAGCAGATACTTTCTTAATAACAGCAGATGTGCTGATTGGACCGAATAGATATATCTTTGCAGTAAAAGTTAAAGTATATTCTATTCGTCTTGTAGTTGTTAAATCTCCAGCATACGAATCTGAATAACTGGTAGACTCTAGTATGAAAGGTATATCTCTTTTTGTGCCCATTGTAGAACTTTCAATCATTGTTACTGTATAGTCTGGTTGAAAGTATGGAAGTATTTGTTCAATAATCTGTAGACCGTCATCTGAGTTTGCTGTAAAAACACTTAATTCAAAACTAACATTATAAGGCACAGGCGAAAATTGTGAGTTCAGTTTTGTTGTGTCTGCGTTTGTTGTAACAACGCCAATCTTTTGATTCTTGTTTAGTTTACGAGTAGCATCATAACTGTATCCAGTAATTTCAAATGCCATACGAGGTAGAGTAATAGCAACACTTGATTCACTTCCAGTTAGACTTGACTGTTGTTCTAGTCGTGTAATAAACTTTTCCCTTGGCGAATACGACAAAGGTACTTTAATATTCTGTAAAGGATTCCCGCTAGAATCTAAACGCTTGATGTTGATATTATTAAATATCGTTCCAAACGCTATTACAGTATTGCGAATTTGTTTGTGGTAAAAGTGTTGTCCAAACATTAGTAGTCGTCAACCTCCCCAAATGGATTTCTTTCACTAAAGTCAAGTATGTCATCAGCAGTTGATGCTGTTGTTGTACCAGCAGCCGTTTCAAACGCTTGACCCATATCAACAGGTTGTTGAGTCGCCATTGTGAAGTCCTCATTGATAAAGTAGTCGATTGCGCCGATACCACTTTCTATTACAAATGAACCTGTTTCGTTCTCTAATGCAAACTGGAACTGCATAGTGTCTAATGATAAGTCATCTTCTGTCGCATCAATATCGGCAATGCCAGTATCAAGTCTTTCAGAACTGTACTCAAATGTAGTACAAGAGAGTTTGTAAATTGGCAACGCACTCTGTTGATAGAATGGCGCCTCGTGTTCTACGAATTGAATCTCAAAGAACTTCTTTGTTGTAGGGAAGTATACTAAATCGCCTTCTTGAGGGCGTTCAGCAACTAAATCTGAATTGTTGCCTACTAAAGTTTCCCATCTTAACTTAGAAACTGTAAACTGAATGTCATCTCTGAGTTCTAGTCCGAACTTCTTAATGATTTCTTGTTCGCCCATGTAACCATCAGAGTTGTCTACATACATTTCAATGATGTATGAGTCGTCAAAGGAGCTAGCAGGATCCTCACCAAAGATTGTGTCTTTGTTTGCTATTTTTCTTGGCAGATAGTAGACATCTTGACCATAAATCTTCAGTTGTTCGATTATTATATCTTCGTATAATCTTTGTTCTGAAGTGGTGCCGGTGTCGAAATAGACATTCGTTGGCATTTAGTTATCCCTGTTGCATGTGTGGCGGTTCTTCATAATTACTTCTAATTTCTTCTTCTAATTTTTGTTGTTCATCAATCGCAGTAGAAAAAAGTTCAGGTCCGTTTAGCGTAACACCACCAAGCATCGCTGTGCCTGAAAATTTAGATAGGTTTTGTCCCCATTGTCTTTTAATGAGAGTAGTTGTATATCTCTTTAGATATAAGTCGTCAAATAAATCTGTGTATGTTGCAGGGTCTACTTTACGATAGACTTCAAAGATTAAGAATTCGCCTGCTGTAATATCGTTTTTCCAATCCATATCAAGAAATAGTTTGTTTGATAGTTGATTGAATCTCATAGGTTTCTCGCCCACTAATATATGGTCAAGAAAATCAAGATGTTGCATTGTCATTTCGTAATGAACAATACTTGTAGATGAGAAGTCGTATAAATCGTTTAGTCTTAATTGATATCTAACATCAAACATATTTAAGTTTGCTCTGTCAGATAGTGGGAATACATTGACAACAGAAATGACTGACGAAGGAACAACAAGAAAGTTTTCGCCTTGTTTCCAAGTTGTAGTAACACCATCTTCAGTTATAGACTCACTACTATCAGTTGTCATACGAGTGATATCAGCAGCAGTTACTTCATACTTCAGATACATTCTTTCAACGCCATCAACATGATACTGTGCGAAATACTGTAATGCTTCGTCTATTCTGTCCTCTACTTGGTCGTCATCAACATTTATGTCGATAACAGGCTTACCTAAGTTTCTTAGACAATATTGTTTTAGTGTTTCTCTTGTGCTTGGTACTGCCATAATTGTTTTCCTCTATCTTACTATTTAGTCATATCCTAAATCGACTACCTAGTTACACTTGGAGTTACAGTAACTCTTCCTTCGATTTGTCTAGTGATTAGTCCACCACTAGTAGTTGTTGTTAAGTCCCATACATATCTGCCTTCTGTAAGACCAGCGGTTACTGTGTCTGTCAAAGTGATTGAACAAGTGCCGTCTGTTGCACTTACAATAGCAGTAGTAAAAGATGTAGAAGAAGTAGAAAGATGAGTTTTTCTCAACTTACTTGTTATTGTTTGTCCAGTTAAATTAACAACTGTTCCTGTAGAATCTTTTATAGTTAAAGTTTCTGTGAAGTCAGCGTCTTGGTCGACTGTTATATTTTGTATTGTTGCCATATCTTTTCCTAGTCAGCAGTTAAACTTACAAATGAAGGGTGTATCTTATTAGTCGGATTAGAAACCCAATGTTCACACATATTTATATGTCTTGTAGTACTAACAGTTTCAGGTCCATAAATTGTTTTATTGTTTTTATATGTTTCAACTTTCCTAACCTCTGTGTATGGTCTGTTTTCGTATTCTTCAATCTGTGATATTTTATTCATTGCACTAATCTCAGATTTTTTAGTATCGTATTCTGAATATAAAGCATCTGAATAATCTTGAATATCAGAAGGAACATCAGTACCAGTTCTAAGTTTTCTTAGATAATACCAATCGGTTGCTTCTAATTTTAATGTTAGTTGTGATTTGATTGTATTTAACATTTGTTTTGTTAATTCATCAGTATCTTTGCCGCTACTAGCATAAGTGCCAACAACTTCATCACCAGAAGTATCAATACTATAACCGGCATTGTTGAAATAACGACCATCTGGTGTTACTTCTCTATATCGTTTAATTCCAAGTTCTGCCATTTTATCAGCGTCTTGAAACAAATCCTTACTGTATTGTAAGCCAAGAATTGTCATTGTTTTTGGTGTTTTAATTATTTCTGCGTTATAATACCACATATTTTTTCTCCTGTTATCTGGCGTTGCTATATTTAAAAGATGACTCTGCAAACGCCATGTAGACATATGCTCCACCATTTGTATTAATTGAACCATCAGTATTTCTTGCTTTAAAGCCATTAGACAGTAAATCAATATTTCCATCACTATTTATTTCAGCTGCCGTTGCATCAGCCTTTAATCTTAGGTTAGTTACATTACTTGTATTTCTTACTGAGTCAAATATAGGTGTGCCTTGGTCACCATTATTAAGTCTTTTCATAAGCACCCAAGCTGGTCTGAATCCTGTGTATATAAATACACCATCAGCATTACCATTACCGGTATATGTGCCTATCTTTGAGAATCCATCTATAGACCGCCAACAATAGGCTATATACTTTTCTCCGTCTGCATTTACATTATGAGCTGTATTTACAGTAAAGACAGTTGCCGTAGGTGATGTATCATTCCAATAAGTATCAGAATCGGCTTCAGCCGCAGTCGTGTCCAGAGCAAAATAGTTTGTGTTATCGCCATAGTAAACTGCCCAAGAATCAGTTGCATCTCTATTTTTAATAAAAAACATTTCAGGTGCTGCACCTAATCCGTGTGCAACTGTTCCAGCAGCTCCTGTTCCTGTATAAGAAACAATACTAAATCCAGCAGCAACATTCGCTCTGTGTGTGCCAGCAGGGTTGTTACCGCTTTCTGAAAATGCTGTATTAGCATTACC